GAAATTATTACGAAGTTCTTCGCGCACTTCATTAAGGATTTCAAATGCTGCATCCCAATCGAATGAAGATGCATCACGACTCTTTTTACGGTTTGCCTTATACTGAGGAAAAACCTCTTTACGCCAATTACCTGAAGCATCACAGGCGATGATGGTATCACCATAGTCTTTTTTGGGGAATTTTTGCCGATACATTCTAATAGTATTTAGAATCATATGGCGGGCTAGGTTAGGCTCAACAACTTTGTTGGCCATAATTGCGGCCAGGGCAATTGCGTTGTAGTCAAAAATAATCATGGTATACCTATTTCCTCCGGGTAAGTATATAGATTATATCACATCTAGACACGAATGTAAACAACTATTTGCATAATTAAAAAGTATTACAAATCCAAACCATCTTCAATGGCAAGTTTCAAGTGTGCTGCGTTGATCTTACAACCAATAAACTCATTATAATACTTCGGACTCAATAGTACATCATATTCAAACTGAAGCTTGGCTTCGTAGTAAGAACATTCGCCCTTTGATCTACACAGTTTAAGGATCTCTCGTTTATAGTTATCTTTGCCGTTTGCTTCAATAAGTTGCCTTAAGAACTTATTTGAACCGTAGTAGTTACGCCAATCAGATTCTACTCTGGTTCGGACTCTACGTTTTCGTGTCTTGTTGACAGGAAGGACTTTGGGTTTCCAAAAGAATTTCTTGCCTATGTACATCATACCAGTACTGAGTTCTGTTATGCAATATACGAAGCCTTGAAATTCTTCTGGTGTTTCTTTAAATTCTTGATTATTATATAGCCACATGGAACTATATATTTCAAGCTTAAATTGGGGTTAGATTATATCTAGTAATTAAATCTTTATCTTCCGTCATCATGATAATTCTGACGTTATGATTATATAGATCTTTAACTCTTGATACAATGTGCTGTTCAAGAATTTCCATTGTTTCACCTTGACCTAAAAATTTACTTTCATCATATGCGTACATAACACCATTATGATATTCAATCATTGCTACAACTTCAATTGGTTCTTCATCTTCTTCTTCCTCATCATCATCTAATTCCATTTCGTATTTCATTCGTTGGATAAATGCACCCAACTGAATGAGTGCATACACAAGTAAGGCCCAGAAAAGAAGATCAACTATCATCGTATTCTTCTTCCTCTATTTCTTCTGCATCTTGTCTACGACCACACATAGGACAGAAGGCAGGTTCATCAGTGGTATATTCAGATAAAATAGTTGTGACATTATCACATTCTTCACACTCTATTCTAAATTCCTTTACTTGGCTCATGCAGCTTCCTCCCAGCCCCAGTCTCCTTCCATCCCAGTTACAGAGTATTCAGTGACACGTTTCTCAAAAAAGTTATCATGAGACGCGCCATTTAATACCCAATCTAACCAGGGCAGTGGATTATCTTTTACTTTGAATTTTGGTTTTAGACCAAGCTGTAACAACCGACGGTCTGCAATGTGACGAACATATAGTTTTACATCGTCGCGACTTAGACCTTGCACATCGCTACCATTAAATGCTAGTTGAATAAACTTATCTTCCAATGTAACGGCTTGTTTAGCCATCTCATAGATCTTTGATTTCAATTCATCATTTACAATCTTTGGATGTTCATCACATAGAGTACGGAACAATTTTGCATTGCCCTGGACGTGAATTGTTTCATCACGGATTGACCACTCAACAATGGTTCCCATACCTTTCATTTTACCGAAACGTTGGAAATTCAACAACATCACAAAGGATGAGAACAATGACATACCTTCATTGAATACGGATTGTGCCAAGACGAGAGCCAAATCAGACTGAGTGTTTGTCTTGCCTTCTTTCATGAATTCAATCTTATCGGCCATGGCTTTATATTCCATGAACTTAAAGTATTCTTCATCACCCATTCCGAGTGTATCATTTAATAGAGCGTAGGCTCTTTGATGTACAGTCTCTCGCGCGGCGAAAGAGGAGAGCATGTTTCTGACTTCGTTGTTTTTAAATTTCGGTATGAGGAACTCGTGATAGTTCTCACCCACCTGGACATCGGACTGAGTAAATAGACGTAGAACCTGAGTGATAAATTCCTTTTCATCAGCAGTAAGTTTAGTGCGCCAGTCCTGTACATCTTCTGAAAGTTCTGCTTCATCCTCGACCCAATGGATTTCTTCATGTTTCTTTGCCAATTCTACCGCCCAAGGGTATTGGAACGGCTTATATGTTGTTGATAGTTTAAATAGTGACATTGTTTCTTTTTATCCTTCGCAAGCGCGACATTCGTTATCTTCTTCTATTACTTCTGGTACTGCACAAACACCATCGACACATTCGCCGACTTCTTTTACATCACTCTCAAGATATGCCATCAGTGCCTCATAACCACCAACGTATTTACCTTGAACATAAATCTGGGGGACTGATTTTACATCACGGCCAGTAACCTCTTTTGCAGACTTACCAATTTCTTCTAAATCAATATAATCAAATGGGATACCACGTAACTCTAACTCTTCCTTAGCACGAGCACACCATGGACAATTCTTTTTACCATAAACAATAGTACGGTTATCATCTTGTAAAGCAACACGTTCCACTTTTTCAGATACATTCTCTGCACGAGCCTTGGACTCTGTACGGAGGTAATATAAACCTTTCAATCCTTCTTTCCAAGCCATCAAGTGTACTTTATTGACATATGATTTCTCAACACCAGATGGAAAGAACAAGTTCACTGATTGACCTTGACAGATATATTTCTGGCGATCCGCAGCATGGCGAATAACCCAAGTCTGATTCAACTCTTGTGCAGTTTTAAAGATGGCTTTTTCACCTTCTGTCAACTCAGGCAAGTGCTGTACTGAACCTCTATTAGTAATAATGGATGTCCAAGTCGATTCATTATTGATACCATGACGAGTCAATACTTCATCAAGATACACATTCTTTACTAGGAATGAACCAGCACGAGTACGATGTGTATATGCATTTGCCTTTAAAGGTTCAATGGAAGGACTTGTAGCAAGGATAACACCACTAGAAGCATTAGGAGCAATTGCAAGCAAGTGGCTATTCCGACGACCAGAACCGATGCCGTCGAGATATTCACCTCTGTCCACAGCCAATCGTTTAGTTTGTGCAACTGCTTTTGCATTAATATTTTTAAATACAACATCATTAATCTCCCGTGCCAATTCAGATTCCCAAGCAACACCTTGTCGCTGTAATAGGGAATGGAAACCCATAGCACCTAGACCAATTGATCTTTCTCTTTCAGCTGAGTACTTGGCTCGGCTAATAACATCTGGTGCATTTTCAATAAAATACTCAAGGACATTGTCGAGCATAGTAACGAGATCTTCAACAATGGTAGTATTTTTCCAATCCTCATAGTACTCCAAGTTAAGAGACGAGAGGCAACAAACAGCAGTGCGATCTGCACTGGTTGGTAAATGAATTTCATTACAAAGGTTTGAACCATGGATTTTAAGACCCTTATCTTTCAGTGGTTGTGGTAGGTATTCGTTTGCACGATCAATAAAATTAAGGTAAGGCTCACCAGTACGAAAACGAACTTCAATAATACGTTCCCACAACTTACGGGCACTCATTGTTTCTGATACAATACCTGATGCAGGATCTTTTAATTCCCACTGTTCATTTTTTGTAACAGCATCCATAAATGCATCGCTAATATTAATAGCATTATGCAAGTTCAATGCTTTACGCTGCACATCACCAGTGGGAATTCTCATGTTTAAGAACTCTACAATCTCGGGGTGTGATACATCCATATAAGCAGCATATGAACCCTTACGTGTCTTGCCCTGCCGGTAAGCGATCATATCGGCATCTACGGTATGCAGAAATGGCATAGGTCCAGGAGCTTTGTCCGTCACTGTGCGTACGTCTGACCAATGTCCACCAACGCCACCACCAAATACGGAGAGCCAACGCAATTCAGATGAGTGTGAAATTAGTCCTTCAAGTGTATCTGGAACATAGGTCAAGAAGCAAGAGATTGGTAGACCTTTATCTTTCTTTACACCATTAGGAGCATTTGAAAGAACAGGACTAGCAAACATAAACCATTTTTTGCTAACGTATTCATACAAACGTGTTGCAAGAGCTTCATCCATGGTTCCTTTATAGGTTGACCAGGCTTGTGCTGCTCTTGAATATGCTTCTTGGGGGGATTTTTCATAGTCACGCATGTAAAAGTCTTTTAACATGCCGACCGCATAATCTGTTAATAGGTCGTCTCGGTCTCTTGATAATTGAATTGCCATACTATATTCCTCTGCTGCCCATTGCGGGCATGTGTATTTGTTTTATGTGGAAGAGTTATTATATATCATTCTAGTGATCTTGTATATCACTATTTACTGATATTTTAATACTGAAAGCACTTTTAAAACATTTTCCCAATTTTTTATTACATTGAATACAACCATAGTGCTTTTGTGCTCGCCACTCCATAAGCTATGCATTTTTCTTGTATCAACATAATATAAATGATTAGGTTCAATATGGACTCTTTTTTCTTCAACCTCCCATTTTAGGGCTCCTGTTGAATCTCCTAAAAAAGCAATTAATCTAAATGTAGGCCGGGTAAGTAATAAATGATCTCTATGTTGTGGATAATGACCACCTTGATTTAATCTTACAGCAAATGTTCTACCAAAATCAAAATAATCAAAAATATTATTTAAACATGTAAACATATCTTTAGCACTTGTAGGATATGTCATTGAATCTTCTTTTGGTTTTACACAAGTATTTCTAGCCATTTGTGCTAATCCGCATGGATCTGTCGGATGTGCACCTTCAGCACCATATAATAAAATACTTTCTCTATCATTAGAAATACCGGGTTTTGGTTGAAATGGTCGCCATAAATCTACTACGGCTTTTTCATTTTTTCTCCATTCAGCACTATCAATTTTAAATCTAAGTGCTTCCCACGTCCCTATTGCAGAAAGTTGTGCTTCACATGCCATATCTTCCGATGTTGGAAATGTTATTTCTTTTGGCATTTCATGATATTTTGGTCTCTGTGGTTCACGACCATGTATAAGTTCACGCCCTTGTTTATCTAATTCAAAAAAGGTTCTCATAATTAAATTTTTAAATAAGAAATTATTATTCAGCAGGGGCTGGTGGCTCGTAATATTCTTTATATTTGGCAATAATGGATTTTTGAGATGCCAATAATATTCTAATTTCTGCTATTGTTAATGATAGTTGTGTATAACCATCATCGGTGAGGGCGAAGACTACTGGATCTGCACCTTGCTTTTCCAGTTCATCAAACATCATTTCAGCATTATCTCGAGTGATAATAATGAAACGAAAATTACGAGCCTTTAATGGTGCTGGCTCAGCTAAATTGAGGGGTGTTCTTTCAACCTGTTTGGTTTGGATTTGGACTTCTTTTACATCAGGCGTGCTACCAAATATCCAAGAAGCACAGCCACTAATTAGTAAGGGAATTGTAACTAGGGTTAATAAGCGCAGGACATTCACGATTAGCCTCTATAGGTGAGGGTGCATTTTTTTCCTCTTCTGTTAATGG